CAAAAGAACTAATATCTGTAAATGATTGACTTGATGCAAAAGGTTCTGAGTCAAAAGCAACTTCAACTTTAATATCAACATCAGAGTCAAAACTTGCTGGCATTAAAAGACAACCCTTTGCCCATTTCTTTTTGCTCTGTTCAAAGCATCAATAATATCTAATGCTTGTGCATTGGCATCTTTACCTTCAACTTTTATATTCTGATGAATTACAACTGCACCTGCTCTAGCAAGTGCTTCCATTCCAGCACCAGCTCTACCACCAGATGTTGCTCCACTTGGGCTTACTAAATCATCTGTAACTTGTGTGCCATCTGTTCCAGTCCTTACAGATTCACTTCCACCACCAGTAGAAGTAACAGCAATATTTTCTCCACTCTTTATGGAATTAGCCATATTTATTAAATCTTGTAGTTTCATTCCAGTTGATTCAACTAAGCCAGACATTGCATCTTCAAAAGAACCCAAAGCATTTAAATCTGTTAGTGCATCATCTAAAGTTTTCTTAGCTATTGCTATCTCCAAAAGGTTCTCTGGAGTCTTAGCAGTAACTTCATTTAATTCTTTTTGTGCTTCTACTAACTTATCTTGTGCTTTTGTAAGTCTCTCTAGTGCTCTCTCTTCTTCTTCTTGTGCTCTAAGAAGTTCTCTCTCAGCAGATTCTTGTTCTCTTGTAGCTCCAGTTGATGCTTCTATTAGTTCAGTAAGTTTTTCTTTTGCAATAGCAAGTTTTAATTCTTGTTCTTCATTGCGTTCTTCTACCTCTTCTAAATCTTGTATTGCATTCTTTTGTTGAACTATTGCAAGTTTTTCTTCTAATGTAACTTTTTTAGCTTCTTCTTTAGCTCTAAACAATGCTTCTTCTGCATCAAGAACTTTTTGTGATGCTTTTTCTAAAAGCTGTTGAGATTTTGTAACTTCTTTAGATGCATCATCTCTATCTTTCTCTGCATCAGCAACTCTCTCTTGAATATCTTTTAGAGCATTTTGTGCATCAATAACAGATTGAAGTGTAGGTAAAATCTTTTGTTTTCTCTCTTCTGCTTGTTTAATTTCTTCTTCTGTTTGTTCTATCATGGATTCTGTTGCTTCATCTATGGATTCTCCATAATCTCTATAAGTATGTGTTATTCTATCTAATAAATCTCTATTTCTACCTCGTTGTTTTTCTAATGATATTTCTTCTCCAAGAATATCTAATGCAGACTTATCATTATCTATTAGAGCTTTTGTATTTTCTTCTACCTTTTGTGTATACGCATTGTAAGAATGGGTGTTTTTATTTATCTGAACTCCATACATACTAAATGCTTGAGTTGATTCTTCGACCACATCAGTTGTAACTTGTTGTTCTTTTATAAAATCACTTGTTGCTTGAACTACTTTTGTTATGAATCCAACTATTGAAGTTAATGCTGGAGCTATGACTTCTCCAATAAGAATACCTAGTTCTGAGAAAGCATTAGACATCAATTCTATCTGAGCTTTTAACGAACCCATCTGTTTATCAGCTACTTCAGCAGTTGTACCACCAGAAGAATGCAATGCTTGTTCATAAGCTCTTATTTCATCTCCAGCTCCAGATAATATTTTTACTGCATCTGCAACACCACGATTTAGTCCTAATTGGTCTAATGTAGATGCTTTTAATTCATCTGACATTGGAGCAAGTACAGTATCAAGTTCTTCTATTAAGTCAGCAACATTTTTTAAGTTGCCATCAGCATCAAACATCTGAAGATTAAGTTTTGCAAACTCTTTAGCATTCTTTGCAGTTGCTCTTGGTATATCTCTCAGTAACTGGTTAAGTTTTTCTCCTGCTTCCGCACCTTTGACACCTCTATCTGCAAAAGCTGATAAGACTGCAACACCTTCCTCAATACCTTTATTGGCTACCTTCAATGCAGAACCAGCTTTATTTGTAAGTGCTTCAGAGAACTGTTGTACAGAAGAGTTAGCTAATGTATTAGCTTTTACTAGAACATCAGTAACTCTTGTAAGATTTTCTAGGTTTTGTTGTGCATCATCAACTGTAAGACCTAATGCAGATTGAGCATCTGTTGCTAAGTCAGTAGCAGTAGCCATATCAAACATACCAGCTTGAGCAAACTTAGCTACTTGTGGAAGTGCAGATATAGACTGTTCGGCATCTAAACCAGCAGATGCTAAGAAGAAAAATGCTTCAGCAGATTGTTCAGCAGATATTCTTGTTGTTCTTGATACAGCAAGAGCTTGCTCTTCCATTGCTTTTTGTTGCTCAATGGTTGTATCCATAATTGCAAGAGATTGAGTCATCTTGTCATTGAATGCTATAAACTCTTGAGTTGCTTTAGTCATTCCTTTTACTAAAGCTACACCTATTGCAATGCCAGCAACTTTACCAGCTTTTGCAAGTTTGCCCATCATCTTGCCAGACTTATCAGCAGAGCCACCAAGTTTATTTAATTGATTCTTAGCTAACTCTGCACCCTTAGTTACTATTTGAATTGCTATGTCTGCTATTGCCATTATCTCTGTCTATTCTTTTTGGCTTCAGCTTCTGCTAAAGCTCTTGCCTTATTTATTTCTCCAGTTTCCCACTTATAAAATGCAATCCATTGATTGTATTCCATTGAGCTCATTGTAGTCATAAGCTCGCCAACAGTCATGCCAAGTTCTCTAGCTAGTTTGAATCTAAATGTTAAGTCTAAATCAGTCTCAAAATTGCTCTGCTTCCGCAGAACCTCCAACACCATTTAATTCATTTATCTTTAAAAATATCTTATCAATTACTTTTGAGTCCTTCTCATAAAGTTGGTCAATAAGTTCATCATCTAATTCTGGTTCTATTACACATACCTTCAGTAATTCTCTTTGATAATCAAAAGCATCAGCATCATCTTGATTAAGTAATTTACCAAGCTGAACTTGCATAGCTTTGTTTATCCCACGAATCTTGATAGAGAATCCCCATTCTTCGAGTTCAATATCTTCCTCTGGAACTGAAGGTAGGTTTTTAATATCATCAGCAGATAATCGTTTCATGTATCTCCCTTCTTATCTATTTAATTGTTATTAGTGAGTTCCTCTTGTAACCGCACCAGATACTTGTAAGTCTGCACTGTAAGCTACGACATCTCCTACTGGAGAACTTAATGCATAGTTTGTCATTATGCATTCGCCAGTATATTTGATTTTTCCAGAAGCAGTTCCTTCTGGGCTATATTCAAAAGAGAGAGTAGCACTTTGACCTATTACTGCTCCATATATTGCATCAGCAGTAGCATCAAAGAATCCAGTAAGACCTATTGTTGCATCTTTTAGACCTACAATGTAAGTTTTATTTGATGCACCAAGAACTGAAGTTTCTGCAACATCAGCTGTCTCTGGGAAGTCAACATTATTCACAAAAGCAGATATATCAGTTAAAGAACCAGATGCGTTATCTAGTTTAAAAACTGAATCTTTTCCATGTACAAATGCCATTTATTCCTTCTCCTTATTAATTATTTCTTCCAAATCCAACAATAGCATTTATTGTTGGGGTGCTTGAACCGCCAATAGTAGCATGCACTCTTACATACCTATTTATTGTCGTGCCTTCAGCGACCTTCTTTATTTCACTTGTCGCACCTGTTGCTTGAGTGAATGTTATCAAGTCTGCGAAAGTTGCATTATCAGCACTATGCTGAATTTTTATATCTCCTGTTGGAGAAGTACCACTCACACTTGTAACAATTAAGAATGCACCGCCACCACCAGTTGAACTCGCTGAGTTGTCATTGGAAGTACCCTGCACTCCTGTGGTTGTATAAGCACCAGCATTTAAAACGAGACCTACTGTTACTCCATTATCTGCTTGAGCATCTACTGAAGTTGCAACAACATCTCCTGTTGGGCTTGATACACCATAATTGGTAATGTTAGCTGAAGCAAACTGAGTTCTGTCTCCAGTCTCCAAGCCATCAATACCAACAACTAAATTAAAATCTGCACCGCCAAGTAAGGGTTGCAATGTTGCATCTGCGGTAGCATCAAAAAATCCTGTAAGAGAAATAGTTCCATCATCTTCTCCAGCAATATAAGTTTTAGCTCCAGAAGAACCAAAATTTGTTGTCTCTGCTACATCAGATGTTTTTGTTACATCAACATTATTAAAGTACTCACTAAAGTCCACTGCATTTACATGAACTTTTGTACCTTTACCATGAACGAATGCCATTATCTTCTACCAGTCCTTCTTCTTCTTCTTCGCCTTCTTCCAGAAGGTTTACTTCCATAACCCATACCTTTTGGCATTATTCCTCTTCCTTCTTGACCCATGCTTCATTCTCTGGAGTGTCTGGGTCATCAGCTACAAAATGACCTTTATCATTCCTAGCTCTCTCCAAATCTTTTTCATCTATAACTATACCCTGTTCAAGTAACCATTTTAATGATTTGCCTAAATCTTGTTTAGTAACTTTTTTTCCAGCTTCATATCGTTTTTTACCAACATCTATTCCGCTCATAACTATGTAACTCATGCTATTACCTCTATCGTAAACTCACAACCCAAGTAGTCTATGTTGTTTATAGTATAGACTCCATAGTTGTCTGCTTCTACCACTCTAACAGATTGTGCTTCTCCACCCAATGTTATATCAGATTCTACTTGTGCCTTAACTGAGCTTGACCCAGAAGAAGCTAAAAATGCATCTAATGTATCTTGTGAATCTTGAGCATCAACTCTACTTACATAAAGAAAAACTGGAATAGTATATGTATCTGCACCACGAGCCATTGTGGAATCATATTCAATGTTATCTACAACTCCCACAACTGCTGTTGGTGGTTCAATAGAATCTGGTACAAAACCAAATACTGTCAATGAAGAAATACTTCCTAGATTAGTTGCTATACCAGACCTTATTGAAGATAAAGAAGCCATTAAAGTTTTTTCCTTCCTTTTTTATATTGTCTCTCTATTTGTTTACCTGCTACTGATAATAATACTTTTCTCTCTGGAGCGGAATCTCTAAAACCCATTTTTAAAAATGGAACGATTGGAGTTCCTCTCTGGGCAATTGCATTAGCAACTAAAAATGGATTCATACCATGTCTTTTTGACCACCCAGTAAGTGCTTTTACTGGTGGGAAGTGTGGTCTTGTTCTGTTAAATGGTTCACTCATTCTAAATTTTTTGTTTGGATTACCATGTACAAAAGATGCATGTGGAGCTGAAGCAAATATTTTTACTTTATTAGGAATCCTTCCAGTATTTTTAACTCTTGTGTATTTAATACTTCTTCTAAGAGCACCAGTATCTACTGGAGCATGTACTTTTGATTTTTCTTTAATTATTTTTCCTGCTCCATTCATGTAATTACGAAGTGGAGTCATTAAAAGATTTTTTGCTTTTAATCTTTTTCTTAGATTCTCAGCTCCAGTGATTTTGAATTGAATATCAGTTGAAGCCATTAGAGTTTGTTCTTTATATAACCCTTTATGAGTTCTCTTGCATCTGGGTCGAACTTATTGAATAGTTCAATCTGACCTGTTTGTTCATTACCAAGAATATTGAATGGAGCATCTTTTCTTTTAAATAATCTAAGAGCTTGTATAAGACATGCTTGTTTAACAGCTTTAGGTACAGCACTATATCCAAACTGTGCTGTA